GCCGGGCATTGAGCACTACACCGGAATCGACGTGCCGCTTAGCTATGTGCCTGCCAAGGCGGTGCAGCGTCACGAGGTGCCGGCCAATCCGGGCGAGCTGGTCAACGACGACGCGCGATTTCATTTGGTGCTGCGACCGCGGGGCTCGCTCGATCTCACGCTGCAGGACTTGCCGCCCGCCGACGCGGTCTTCATCGACGGCGACCATGGGTGCCTCGCGGTCGAGCACGACAGTGCGTTGGCGCGGGCGCTGGTGCGGCCAGGCGGGATCATCGTTTATCATGACTATCACGAACTCGGCACGGTCGACGTGAAACCGGTGCTCGATCTCTTGCACCGCGGTGGTCGCAACATCGAGCACGTCGAGGGCACCTGGCTCGCATTCGAGCGGTTCCTGGCAAGCTGATGACGATCGACTACAGCGCCATGATGTACGATCCGGTCTATGCGGAACTCGGTGTGCCGGCGGTGATCACTGTGGCGGGCGCCGATGGCGGGGCCGACATTACCGTGCTCGACGACACGCGGCCTAAGGTGCTGCCGATCGCGCCCGGCGGCGGAACACCGGCAGAGGTGCATAGCGTCGGTCCCGGCGCTTTTGCCCGTATTCCCGAACTCGCCGAAAAAGGCATCGCACGCGCCGACTATGCCGACGCGGTGCTGGCTTTCAACGGCCGCACCTGGATCATTCGCTCGTGGGAAATCCGCGGCAACCCGAACGGCGAGGATCTGGGTGAGGTGCGGTTCGCACTGAAGGCCGATCCCGTTGGCTGATGTTCGCGAGAACATCCTCGCGCGGCTGCTCGTGGTGGTTGCCGGCATTCCCAATATCCGCTCGGCGCAACGCAACAATATCGAAATTCCGGAAGACCAGTTACCGGCGGTGATCGTGTTCGATGGCGACGAGGAAACTGATGGTGCAGCCGACCGTTCGGCGCGGCCTTCCACAAGGCCCTACGTCGTCCGCATGCACCCGGAGATCATCATCGCACAGCAGGCCGACGAGGTCGGATCGGAACTCACCACCTTGCGGCGTGAGCTGATCAAGCGCGTGCTGACCGACACCGTGCTCAACCAGCAGATCGGCGGTAACGGCGCGATCCGCTATCTCGGATGCCAGACCGATCTCGGTTGGGGGCGCTCGCTGCAAGGAGCGCTGCGCGCGCAGTTCGTGTTCCAGTACGCACTCAAAATAGAGGAGCTATAAGCCATGCCCACGTCACCTAATGTTGCAAACTATCACATCGGCAAAGGTATCGTCAGCTTCAAGGAAGTCGGTGCTTCGACCTTCATCGACCTCGGCAACGCGCCGAAGTTCATCTACACGCCGGCGGTCACGAAGAAGGAACACTTTTCCGCACGGGAGGGCGTCAAGACCAAGGACTTCACCGCCATCACCCAGATCGGCGCGACCATCAAGGTAACGCTCGACGAGATCACCGGCGATAATCTTGCCATGTTTGCGCTTGCCACGTCGGGCACCGACACCGATGGCAACGTCACCCTGTCCGGTCTGTCGAAGGCCGAGTTCACCGGTGACATCAAGGTGGTTGGCACCAACGATATCGGCCAGCAGGTCGACTTCCTCGCTACCGTCTCGTTCATCCCGGCCGGCGACTTCAGCTTCATCACCGACGCGGACGATTTCACGCTGATCGAACTCGAGGCCGAGGTGATGAAGAGCACGGCTGGCGACTTCGGCATCTGGACGATCCGCGACGAAACACCATCGGCATAAGGACAACAGCATGGCCGACCTATTGGACATAGCACCGTCGACGGCGGTCGAGGTGGTCAAGATCGATGGTGCGCGTGTCAAGGTGCGCGGCGTCTCGGTCGATGCCATCGCGTCGATCGTCGCGCGGTTTCCCGAGCTGAAAATGCTGGTCAACGGTGGCTTGGGCGATAATTTTTTGCCGCGGCTGATCGAGGGCTGCGGTGCGGCGATCGGGCCGATCATCGCGGCCGGGTGCGGCCACCTCGCCGACGAGACCTATGAGCAGCATGCCGCCAAACTGCTACCGGAGCACCAGATGAAATTTCTCAAGGCCATTTTCGGACTGACCTTCCCAAACGGGATCGGCTCTTTCGTCGAGGCGCTGACGAGCCTCATCGGCGGGGGCGAAGGGGCAAAACCCGTGAAGGTCCGCTTGCGGAAATCGCACTTGCCGTCGTCGCCCTCGGCCGAAGCGGATTCCCGCCCGACTATGCAATGACGCTAACGCCGCGTCAGGTTGCGGCCTACCTCGATCTGGGCGCGCAGCTCGACCGGATCGAACGGGCGAACGATCTCGCGATCACGGCGATCGGGGCGCAGGGCGATGCGAAGGCGATCGAGAAGACACTCAAGGAATTGGGCGGGTGAAATGGTTGGGCGTTATCTACCACCCTTGCGTTCGCTGGCCGCGCGGCCACCGCAGCGATGACCAAGGGCATCGATGTCATTCGGTTTTTGGCATCGTCCGGTCGCAGATGCTGAAGTCGCAATATGATTGCCGGCTTGGTGCGGGTTTGGCTGGTGATTGGTCACCCTTCCATCACCACAAGCAGCCAGTGAAAGCACTAATCCGATGCCGCATGTCCAGCATATGAATTTCATGGCAATTTTGGTAGCCGATCCGGCAAAGCCCGTCCTGTCGTTTCGTGCCACACATTTGTTCATTCGTGCCAAATTGACATGAACCTCGTCTTTTCCGCGCAAGAAGGGGCCATGCGGCAACTGATCGACGAGATCGAGAGCCAGATTGACGAGGCCAGGGCTGGCGCCGTGCAGGACGTGGCCGCGCTTGCGGTAGCACAGGGCCGGGCGAATATCGCATCCGCCGGCTTTCCCGCATCGTGGCAGGCGGGGCTGAAGTCGAAATTCTTCCCGAATGAGGGCGGCGATCCGGCGGCTCTGATCTTTGATACCACGCCATTCGCGGGAGTGTTCGAGCGCGGCGCCACAATCGCCGGCCGGCCGCTGCTGTGGTTGCCGCTCGAGCGGAACCTGCCGGCGGGCATTCATACGCCGCGCGCATACGGAGGCAGGTTGGTGTCGGTAAACGTCGCAGGCAAGCCGCCACTGCTGTTCGACGCGGCCAGGCGGGAGTTGGGGCCGCTGTTCGTGGGCGTGCGCCAGGTCAATATCCGCAAGCGGTTCGATCTCTATCGCATTTTTGCACAGGCAGCGGCGCAGATGCAGGAATTCTATAACAAACGGATCAAGGGTTAATGGCCACGATCAGCCAGCGCATCAGCCTCGATGGCGCCGAGCAAGTCAAGAAACAGCTTGCCGAGATCGGCGACGCTGGCGAAAAGTCGGTAACCCAAATCCAGACTGCCGCCGACAAATCGGACGTATTCAGCAAGCTCGCCGAATCGGCCGCGAAGCTGAGCGACGCGATTGCGCCGCTCTCGGCCGCGATTGCCAAGCTGACGGAGGCCACAGGCGGTGCCGCAGAGTCGGCGCAGAAGTTCGGCGAGGTTGTAGATGCGACCGCCGAGGGCCTTACCAAGCTCGCGGATGAAGGCAGCAAGGCCGCCGAAGCCATCAAAGCCATCGATGATGCAAGCCAGAAGGCGAACGAAAACGTTACGAAGTCGGCGGAGACTGCCGACAAGTCTTCAACTTCTCATGTCGGCCTCGCTCTCGCGGCGGTCAAGGCCGGCGCCGCGGTGGTGTCGGTCGGCCAGGCAGCGACGGCGACTGCCGCCGCGGTGGAGGGCGCCGCGGCGGCGACCACGACGGCCGGGGCTTCTATTATAGGGGCAACCGCGGCGGTCGGGACGTTCGCCATTGCTCTTGGTAGTGTACTCGCTGGCGCGATTGGTGCGGTCGTGGCTGGCTTGGCAACCGTTTCTGCTGCGGTAGAGAAGGCTACCAACGAATATGAACAACTGAATCACACCCTGCTAGTGTTGTCGCAGACAACTGCGACCTCTTTTGAATCCTTACAACTCGGTACCGCGGCGCTCGAGCAGATCGGCATCAAGACGGAAACCGCGCGCAACGCGGTTGTGAAGCTCGATGAAACGCTGAAAGGTTTAGATCCTGGCGAGAAGCTCAAGGCATCGGCAGACGCGGTACTGCAGGCCGAGAAGGCGATGTTGGAGGCACAACTGGCCGCTGCTGGGCTTCGCGACAATTGGAGAGAGGCGGTTATAGCGGGCCAGCGCCTTGCGTTCGTCAATCAACAACTCGCCGATGGGCTGACCGCACAGGGGCAAGCCGATAAGGCCGCAAGCGAGGCATCCACGCAATTGGCCACTGCCCAAGCCAATCAACTCGAGAAAGTCATTGCGCTCATCAAGCAGATCGAAGCGGGGCAGAAGGGGATCCAGTTCGACGAGGCGACGACGGCGGCGACCAAGATCGATGCGCTCAATGTCCGGCTCAAACAGGTGAAGGATACGACCGGCGACGCCCGGCAGGAGTTCTTGAAGATCATCGCCAATATCGCATCGCTCAAGGATGCCATTGCGTTCGGAGCGACGGTCGGGTTTTCCGCCGACGACGTTGATCGCATCCGCCGGTTCGGCGGCGAAGCCAGCAAGATCCCCGACCTGTTCCAACGGATCAGCGAGTCCGGCGCGCTGATCGGCCCGGCGGTCAGCCAATCTCTCGACGAGATGCGCACCAGCACGCAGAACGTCGAGAATGCCTGGACACGGTTGATGGCGACGTTCGATACGACGGTTTTCACCCGGATCGACGCCGCCATCAGCACGACGTTGAACAACATCGCGGCGATGGTCCTCAACGCGACGGCAGCCGTTTTTGAAGCTGTTAATACGGCGTTCGATCAAATCGGGACGCTGCTTGCTCATTCCGTCGAGGGCTGGGGCCTCATTTTCAGCAGCCTCGGCAGCATGATCGAATCTGCGTTCAGCGGCATCTGGGACAGTTTGACCAGCGGCGCCTCGGCGGCCATCAACATGGTCTCCGGCCTGATTGATAGGCTGATCGCCAAGCTCAACGCGGCGTGGGAGACGCTCAAGAACATCGTCGGGCTGGGCGGCAGCCCTGCCACCGGCGGCGGCGGTTCCGGCTTCGCGGCCGGCGGCCTGCTCGGCGGCAGCGGCAGCGGCACGTCGGACAGCAACCTCGCCTGGGTGTCGCGCGGCGAGTACATCACGCCTGCGCGGGCGGTGGCGCAGCCCGGCGTGCTGGCGTTCCTCGAGGCGCTGCGCCGCTCGGGCGGCAACCTAGCCGCCGTGCTCGACGGCATGGGCCGGTTTGCGCTCGGCGGCCTGGTGCGAACGCCCATCGCGATTCCGGCGTTCGCCGGCGGCGGCATGAACCATGTCACCATCCAGTTTCCCGGCCTGCCCGAGATTACAGGCTTGCGCGCGTCGTCTGGCGTGGTCGACGAATTGCGCCATGCCGCGGCGCTGGCGCAGGTGCGCTCGGGCGGCCGAAAGCCGAGCCGGTATTCCTGATGCCTGCCTATACTTTGCTGGCGATCGATGGCATCGATTTCAGCCAGTACGCCGTCCGCGGCATCACCATGACGCTGGCGCCGATCGACCAGGCGAAAAATGTGGCGCGCGATTGCCGCGGTGCGCTGGCGGACATCTCGGTGGCGCAGTTCCGTCAGTACAAGGTCACGGTAACCTGCACTGATCATGAGGCGCCAGAGCTGACCGACGTATGGCCGGGGCAGGACATCACCATCAACTGCATTCCCGGTCTCGGCGCCGCCAATGCGACCGGCGACGTGCTGACCATTTTGGCCAAGGTAACGGCGTGGAACACCTCGCGCGACGAATGGGCGGCCGAAGTGGCGTGGCAGCTCGAGGCCGAGCAGCGAGTCTGATCGATGCCGGCTGGCCTGCCGTATTTTGCCTGGATCGATCCGGGCGAGACCGCATTTCTGCCCGAACATATGCGCTGGGACGAGCAGGTTTATTCGTTCACGCTCAAGCAGGACGAGGGCGACCCGGCGAGCCTGACAGCGGTGGTGCGCCGGCCGCGCAACGACGCCGGCGACGCGATCGGCCTGCTCGGACCCGGCCGCAAGATCTGGGCGTGGTTTGCGCTCGACTGCGGGCCGGACCTGATCAGGTTTCGCGGTCGCCTGGTCGGTGTTCCGACGAGCATATTCGAGGAGCTGGTGACGCTGGAATTCGTCGCGCGGCCGGTCGATCTCGTGGCGCAGAAGGCAGCCCTGGCCGATACGCTGCGTGTGCTGCCGTACTACGACGAGGTGGTGATCGACCCGACGCGGCGCAGCGATCCCGAGGTCGTGCTCGAGGGTTACAGCAAGGTCTGGCACTACGACCGCGAAACGCATGTGCTGACCGTGTCGGACGAGGTCACCGGCGAGGACGGCCTGGTCGAGTTCGACGGCGCGAGCGAAGGCGGCAAGGTTCTGTATGATGGTCTCGGCCTCACGCTGACCAGCGGGCCACTGGCGCGTGTCGATGTCACGGCCGAATATACCTGGACGCAGCAGGCGCAGGGCGGCGTCGACCTGACCAAGTATCTGGTCTCGAATTGGCCCGAAGCTGGTCCCAACTACGTCACGTCGTACACGTTCGCGGCCGACAACTGGCCGAAGGCCGGCGCCGGCATCGGCGACGGCTGGGTAGTCAACGAGGCCACCGCCGTCTCGCCGTTCGATTACACGGTGAAAAGCAAAGTGAAGGGCAGCACGCTCAAGGTCGTTTTCCCGGATACCTCGTGGTTCGGGCCGTCGACCGTGACCACGACCTACAGCGAAACGCGCACGTCTTTCGCCGAGCCACCCGGTTCGCTGGGCTATACCGAGCCGCCTCAAACGAACGTCCAATGGACCGAGAAGCCCGATGTGGTCAGCGATTACGGCACATCCACCTATATCGCATCCTTCACGCGTAGCTTTTCGCAAAACACGAACGTGCTGGCGCTGAACTACACAATCCCGACGCTGGTGGCCGGCTATACGGCTAATCGGCAAGCCACCGAGGTCGTGTCGTTTTCCTTGTATGCCGATGTGCAGCCGGTGCTGACCGATCCCGACGACGGCGAGGCGCTGGTGATCAACGATATCAAGTCGGTCAATCTGAGCGAACCGATCAGTGACGGGAGTGTGCCAATCGTCGATCCGCGGCGCCGGTCCTACATTGCGACCGAGCGCGGTAACCGCAGCCTCGAGCATCTGATCGCGCTGGCGCGGGCACACCTGTTGCAGCGGGCGCGGGTGGTGGAGATTGCATTTGCGCCGAAGCTCGCGCGCATGGCGGAAATCACCTTGCGCAAGAATGCCTTTCTGATCGAGCCGCGGGTCGGCGAGGCACTCGGCAAGATCATCGGCTATTCGCTGGCGCTGAACGGCGCGGATGGTCGGATCAATTGCCTGGTGCGCATCGGCTGCGCCGTTGGTTACGGCGGCTCGGCGGTCGCCGCCGGCGGGGAACCGACCTACTGCGATATCAACTACACGGGTGCGGACTACCAGCAGTTTACCGGCCGCATCGTGCTGTTCGACACCTCGGTCGGCTATCAGCCGCCGAATGCGGACCCGAACGATGATGGGCTCAACTTCCTGTCAACGTTGCGCGCCGAGGACGTGATTGAGATTCCGCTTGTGGTCGAGAATCCAGCATCGGTGCAGGCCGCCCACGTCGCCCTGCTGCCACACGACATGGTGTCGGACGAACTCAAGAAGGTTGAGACCCGCGCGACGTTCAAGCTCAAGAGCATGACCCGGCAATTTTCCAGCCCGTACGAGCTGCAGGTCACCGATCTGCAGATCCCGACCGGCTATGACCTCGAGGCGGTGTGATGGGTTTCGAGGTTATTGTCCGCCCGGCAGTTTTCCCGAGCATCCGACCCGCGCCTGCGCGCGTGCTCGCGCCATCTGGTAGCGATCCAACGCAAGGGCTCGCCATTCTGAGCGGCGGCGGCGGGAAATTCGTCGGGCTCTCGTATAGTTGGAATGTGAGCGTATCGCGCGCGGGAACGCAGCAAGAAACGCGCCGGCAATTCGATACGCAGCGGGTCTATCAGGTAGATGGCAAGGGCAATATCAACCAAAACAACTATGTCGATGTGGAACAGTTGAAGAAGATAACATTTAGAGAAGAAGGCGATCCGATACATACGTCCTACGTATCGCCGCCGAATCCCGACAATGTCAAAACGATCGCGGCGGACGTAACTAGAGACGCCGGCGGCGACTCAACAACCGGCGCCCCATGACAATCATCTACGTCACGACAGGCGCATGGGGCACTGGCACCGGCACACCCAACAGCGCCGGCCAGGTCGACGGCAACTTTTACGACGTTGACCAGCGCATCGTCGCCCTGAACGCCGACCTGGCCGAAGGCAAGCGCATCGAGAGCGTCAGCTATACCGACACCAACATGACGTTCCATTTCACCGATGGAACGACGCAGACCATTCCGCTTCCGATCGCTGTCATCACCTACGCCGGGCAGTGGACGAACGGCACGCCATATACCCGCGGCGATATGGTGTCGGTTCGTGCGCGCGGCATGTACCAGGTGCTCGTCGATCATACTACGCCGCCGCTGCCGGCGGTGTTTGATCCGGCCGCAACCGATGGCAGCGGCAATCCGCTCTATTCGTTTTGGATGCCGCTCTATGATGTGAATTATGACGCCGCGATCTTCGTGCCAGGCAGCATTCAGCGCGAACCGGACGAGGTGTTGTTTCAGGCCGTTGCCAACCGGACGATGCGCTTGGCGAGCGGTAGTGGCCACTGCTATGCCTATCTGGACATCGGAAACGATGGGACAGGGGCCGCCGACATAATCCTGTCGATCCAACATAACCGGATCGAGATCGGGACCATCACGTTTGTCGCCGGTGGCGAGATCGACAGCGATGGCGGGCAACCGGGTACATTCAACATTCCGACCTTCGCCGATTTTGCCGAGGGCGACACCTACGCGATCCGGGTCACGCAATCCGACAACGCTGAGCCGTCTGGGTTGTCGGTGACATTGCCGTTCTTGCGCACTGATATCTAAATGCCGGGCGGTCCGTACTCTCAGGATGTGCTGACGCGCATCGTCAATGCGCACTGGGGCGGCGAGGCGGTATTTGTGATTGGCGACGATTCGGGGCAAATCTGGCGCTGCGAGATGGCCGAGGGGAGAGCCGGCGGTTTGGTGAAGATGAGTCAATTTGGTGAAGATAACTCGCCCGTAGAGATTTCGCCAGGTTTGGTCCTTGGCGCCTCTTTTGCGCGGGTAACAACTAAAGATGCCAAGGGAAATGAAATCCAAACTCCGACTTTCGTCTTAGGCGGAATTGATAATCAGCTCGGTGATTTTGGCGACGATGGGTTACCTGCTACTCGGTGGACGGCCGGGATGATCAAAATATCGAATAACGGCATCAACTGGACCACGGTGTTCACCCATGATGAAGGCGTCGCGGGGACATTTCGGATTCCAGTTAATATCATATGGCATGAGGAAGATCAGCTCTTCTATCTCGATATGGCCTGGCGCTCGACGCTGCCGAATCCCTTTACTGCAGTTGAAACATGGTCTTCAACCACTGGACTTGTCTGGGAGATGGTCGATCGCATTGAGGACAACGTCATCAACACGTTTTTTATGTCCAAGTGCAAATATCACTGGATGGCCGCGGACATGGATGGAATCGGTTTCGCCAATGGGCAGTTCGGGCTTGATCCGAGCAAGAAGGATTCTACGGAACATTTTACGTTTGGCAATGTCGTCACCGATGGCCTGCTTATTACTATCGAAGATTTGGCTAATTCCGGTAGCTTAAGCAACGTTCCGGTGATCGATTTTGCCGATGGAACATGGGGACGCGCGGAGTTTTCCGCCCTGGGTGTGTTTGATATTTCGGTCGATGATGGCAAGACATGGCAGAAAGCCGGGCAAGTAACGCCGTCGCCCGATATCCCTCAGTATGGCAGCATCACCGCAATATCTGCCGGCCAGGAAACTTGAGCCATGCTTGTCTGTAACGTCAGCCAGTTGCACCGGCGGGCGGCGATTGCGGCCGACCTCACCGAGGCCACCACCGCGCTGGACGCGCCAGGCACCGGAAACATCGTCTTTGCTACCCTGGTCGATGACCCAGCCTCGGTGCTCGATCGCGTCGACGCCTATTTCGGCCAGATCATGGTCGAGGCGGCAAGTGCCAGCTCTGCCGTCAATGCCGGGCTCGTCTATCGGGTCACCGTCGTCGAGGCGGCGACTGCGGCCGATGCGTCTTCGTCGCCTCAAGCAATCGCGGCCGCAGTGGTCGAAGCGGCGAGCGCGTCCGCTTTGGTTAACGCGTCCAAGACTGCCGGCGCGGCCTTTGAAGGCATCCTTGCGCTTGATGGACCGATCATGCCGCGCGTTCCGCAGCCAACGGTTATCTACATAGAGGGATAAGATAGGGTGGCATTCTACGATACTACTTGGTATTGCAACGCCGGGGATCAGAGCGCGACGGGTTACTATGCCGTCACCAAGCGTCCGCAGAACACGGCAGTTGTCGCTGGTCAACTGTGCAGGCAGTTCACCGCGCCTGCGGTTGGTTCCGAGCGGGTGTTTGTTTGCATTGTCGCGGGCACGACTGCCAACGTGACCGATGCGACATGGGTGCTGACGCGCGGCGCCAAGACCACGGACGGCACCGCGACGTGGCAGGAATGCACCGGCGCATCGGCGGTCAACGGCGATCTGACCAATACGGCGAATTGGACGCAGGCCAAGGCAATCGGCACGCCGACGCTCGGCGCGATCATCCAACGTAACAGCGGCGCGAGTTATCAGATCTGCACAACGGCCGGGACGATGGGAGCGTCGGAGCCGTCGTTCAGCAATACGGCCGGTGTGACCACGACAGAAACGGCTGGGACGGCGGTTTGGACTTGCCTCGGCCCGGTGACCAACTTCACCGGCGGGCAGGCTCCGCATGCGCGGCTGGCCAACGCTGTGGCTGTCACATGGTTTGTGGCCGGCAATACGATCTATGTCGGCGACAACCATGCCGAGTCGCAGGCAACAGCGATTCTTATAACAGCGACGCTGAACCAGACGACGGTAACCAAAATCATCTGCCATAATCACTCTGGCAGCTATCCGCCAACGTCATCCGATCTGGCAACTACGGCAACGATCTCGACGACGGCGGCGGTAGCCATCACTTTTAATTTCAGTGCTGGATCGGTCTACGGTTACGGGCTTGCGTTTATCGCCGGCGTCGGGCAATCGGTCACCGCAAACGTAATATTCGTTCCTGCCAGTGCTTTCTATTTCTTTGATCATTGCACTTTCAAGCTCGCAAGCACTTCAATAAGCGGGTTGATCAGGCTGGACACCGGTCTTCCTGGCGTTGTGATCTGGGACAATTGTCAGGTTAGTTTTGCCGCCGCTCCGCAATACATCGACATCGGCCCGACCAGCTTTACGTGGCAAAACACTGCATCAGTGCTGGCTACTGGATCGACGGTGACGACGAATCTTCTGGGCCAGAGTGTTGCCGGTAATGCAGGCAACGTCGTGCTCGAAACGCTCGATCTCAGTCAGTGGGTTGCGATTTTTACGCCGACGGGAGTCAACGCTTCGGTTGGCAACTGGGTCGTGAAGGACTGCAAACTCAATGCGTCCGCGACATTCTCAAACCCGCTGAACACCGGTCAGATCATTCAGACTGTTCGGGCCGATAGTGGGGCCACGGCCTACAAGTCCGCTCGCTATGCGACTGAAGGCACCGAGACGACCGAGACTTCGATCACCCGCGTCGGCGGTGCGTCCGACCCGACCGGGCAGGCGCAGGCGCGCAAGATCGTCACCACGGCCAACTCCCAGTGGCTGCGGCCGTTCCGGGCCGAACCGTATGCCATATGGAACCCGACCACGGCCGCCAACGTCACCGTGACGGTGTGCGGCACCATCAATGCGGGCGCGCTGCCGAACAACGACGACATCTGGCTGGAGGTCGAGTACCTGGGATCGTCGGCCAGTCCGCTCGGCACGATCGTCACCACGACTAAGGCCAACCTGCTGGCCGCCAATGCAGCGGTGGCGTCTGACAGCTCGACTTGGAACGGCGGTGGGTCGGGTGCCGGCTGGTCGCCCTTCAAACTAGTGGCTGTTTTATCATCGCCGCAACCCGCCATGGCCGGCTACCTGCATGCGCGGGTGCGCGCCGCCAAGGCGAGCACGACCCTCTACATCGATCCATTGATCGTCCTGACCTGACGCCTTCCACAAGGAGAAAACCATGACTGAGGAACGCGCGCAGGCGCGCGAATGCAGCGATGCGTCCGTTATCCGGGGCGGCGGCCTCAACGAGCGCGCCGAGGCGCATGGCCGCTACGAGATCGAATGCCGCGATGCCGATGGCTGGTTGAAATGGCGTGACACGATCGAGAACGTGGTCGCCACCGTTGGCAAGAACCTGGCGCTCGACGCCTTCCTCGCAGGCGCCGCCTACACGGTGGTCGGCCCGTACATGGGGCTGATCTCGTCGGTGTCCTACACGGCCACCGCGGCCGGCGACACCATGACCTCCCATTCGGGATGGCTCGAGGCCGGCGGCGCCAATGCGCCGACCTACACCGGCAACCGCAAGACTGCGGTGTGGTCGGCTGCCACAGCGGGGGGAAAGGCCCTGTCGGCGGCGCTGTCGTTCGCAATCACCAGCACCGGGACGGTGAAGGGCGCGTTCCTTGTGTTTGGCAGCGGGGCGATCGCCACCAAAGACGACACCGGCGGCACGCTGTGGTCAGCCGGCACGTTCTCGACCGGCGACAAGGCCGTGGTGAACGGCGACACGCTCAATGTCAATTACAGCAGTTCGCTCTGACCGATGATGACGGCCGCGCGGTCCTGGCTGCGCGAAAACCAGACCCTGGTTTATTTCCTGGTGGCGCAGGCGATCGCTATCGGCGCGGCAGTGCTCAGCGTCACGGCATACATGGTCAGACTCGAGACGCGGGTCTCCACGCTCGAGATCCGCGGCTCGCCGCATCTCGCCGAAATCAACAATCGCTTGACGGTGCTCGAGAAGGAAACCGAGCGCAACACCGCGCGGCTCGAGCGGATCATCGACGTGATGACCAAGGAACTCCACATCAACCCGACGAAATAGGATTGGCATATGAGGGTCGTCATCAGCTCGGGTCACGGCAAGCACGTTGCCGGCGCGTCCGGTTATATCGACGAGCATCCGGAGGCGGTGCGGGTGGTCGATCGCCTAGCCGCTTTCCTGCGCACGGCCGGCGTCGGCGTGACGACCTACGAGGACACGGTATCGACTTCGCAGAACGAGAACCTCAATCGTCTGGTCGATTTTCACAACGCGCAAGGCGCGCACGATCTCGACATTAGCGTTCATTTTAACGCCTACAACACCACATCGAAGCCGATGGGCTGCGAAGTCCTGTACGTCACGCAGGAGGAGCTGGCGGACGACGTGTCGGCGGCGATTGCGGCGGCTGGTGGCTTCATCGATCGCGGTCCCAAATTGCGGACTGATTTGTTCTTTCTCAACAACACGAGCGCGCCAGCGATCTTGATCGAAACTTGCTTCGTCGACAGTCAGAGCGATGTGGCACTGTACCAGACGGGTTTTGACGCTATCTGCCATGCGATTGCTGAGACGATCGCCGGCGTGTCGATCCCCGGCCGGCCGAATTGGCCGCAACTCCCCGAGCCGCCGGTCGAGCCACCGCCCGAGGAAAACACGATGACCGGCACGGTATCGTGGTTCGGCGGGCCGGACGACGAGGGCGTATCATCGAGCGAAGGGCTGGCATTCATTTCCGACATTGATCAGAAGCCGGAATTGTTTCTGCCGTACCAGCCCGAGGGCACCAGCGGACTGGCACGCCGACTCAATCCGCATGTGCACTATCTCGCCATGCGGTGGGACTACGACGAGCATTCCAAAACAGAGCTGCTCGAGCTCAAGGCGTTCGTGCGCAATCCGAAGACCGGATTTGGGGTTGCGTGCTTTCCTGCGGATTGGGGACCCAACGAGGCGACCGGCCGCTTGGTCGATGTGTCGCCCGGCGTCATGGACGACCTCGGCCTGCATACCGACGCCACGGTCGACGTGATCTTCCCCTACATCGAATAGGAGGCCACCATGGCTGCCGAAGGACTGCTGATCGGAGTGCTCAACTGCATCGCCTTCGCCGTCATCCTGGCGCTGATCGGTGCCATCATCTACTGGGTGCTCGGCGCGCTGGGCTGGGCGCCGCCGCCGATGGTGCAAAAGCTGTTCATCGCCGTGATCGCGCTGCTCGTTCTGATCTGCTTTATCGAGGTGCTGCTGGGAGGTCCCGGCATGGTCCACTTTTTTCGGTAGTCAGGATACTCAGGTCGAGCCGCTGCAGCCCTACCCGCCGGGGCCGCCGCCGATCTGCCGGCCGTGCTGATCCGAGAGCGTGATCTTGATCGTTCATCGCTTAACTCTGCATCGTTGCGCGGTCCTCGCGAAGCTCACGCTCGCGAAGCACCTTGTTGATAGCCGCATAGAAGTCGATGGCGAATTGACCATCGTTTCCTGGCGGCCAACTAAACCATGAAACCACGTTGACCAGAGCCGTGCGCTCCTCATTGGTCAGGCTGTTCCAGTCGGGAAGCTGCATCGATTGCTCCTGTGACCTGCAATCTCTTTACTCGCGAGCCTCGACGGCTGCCCTGGCGGCGTGCTCATCAAAGCCGCGCATCAGCGCGTTCGCGAACCATGTCACCATCAGGTCCTCGTCCATCTGCGGATTGAGCTTGCAGAAGGCGGCGGCCCAGTCGCGTGCGTCGAATGACGGAAGTGGCCAGTCGGGCCGTTCATGCGGCGGCGTATTGGCATGCTCACGTTCGAAATCGGCATGGTCGCCGCAAAGAATAATGGGATATCCAGACCGGTCAGTCATGCTTGCCTCCTCCCGGCGCCGGTCCTAAAGATGGCGGCTCGGGCGATCTCACCTTCATCGGCTCTGACTTGTGAGCCAAAATGCAAAACTAAACCTTCCTCTCGCCAGTTCTCCTCATCGGCATAGAACGTCAGCGCCGCGAGCAGTTCGTCCCGCTCAGCGCGAAGGCGGGTGATCTCGGCATTTTTCTCCGCGACCAGCGTAGCATTGGCGTCCATTCTGTGGATCACGGCTTATCCTCCCGCGGCGGCGACGGCGGCGCGGGCGATCTCCTGCATTTCCGCAGCAGCGCCTACGGCCGCAATTCCATCAATTTCCTTGAGCGCCGCGACCAGTTGGTCCCGCTGGGCGCGCAGGCGGACGACCTCGGCGTTTTTCTCAGCAACTACTGCGCTCCACGCCTTTGCCATGTCGGTCATCTCAGTCATGGCTATCCTCCAATCTGGCCCAGACCGCAGTCGCTCGATCTCGTCGGCGGCTTCCATCAGATACGACGACGGGATGCGACACACGCCAGGGTCGCCATCTCTGGCGTGGCCCGGATACCACCTCAATTGTTCAACGAGATTTGTCATCTGTTGTCTCACCGTCATTGTGACGATTGCTTCCTGCCGCATCTGATCGATCACACCATTGTCGATGGCGTTCTCGGCTTCCGCAGCGTGGCCGTCAGCGACCATCGCGTCCGCACAGCCCTCACTTGAATAGTGAGGCCCCGGCAGCGGGGGCGACTGGATGCCACCGGAGCCTCGTAGCGGCTTAGGCGTTGAGGTGCCTACGCCGTTTCGCAAAGCCCCACAGGGCGAAGCATCCTGCGAGCAGACCCGGCAGGCCGGCGCCGACGACCGGCGCGGGAACGGCCGCAGGCTCGAGGAAGAAGCTGTCCGGCCCGTCATTGAGTCCGGTCATGCGGGCGGCAAAAATGATCTCGTCGCCGGGGTTGATGCCATTCAAGGTGAACCCGGATAACGTATAATCCGGAAAGCCCGTGCCGTTGTTCAGTGACGGGATGTTGCCATCCGTGCCGCCCGTGAACGACGCGAGCACCGTCTTCGTTGTCAGGTCGAGAAAGAAGAACGAGTTCAACGTCTGCGCCTTGTTGGTGTCGTTAACGTCGAAGCCAATGTCAAAAGCCAAGTTTCCATTGGTATCGCCGTGGGCGAGCAGGAACAGCTTGAACAGACTGCCGTCACCGATCTGATAGCCGCCGGTGATGGTGTTGTTGAAGGTGTTGTCGGCCAGCGTATTTCGGCCGCCATTGCCTTGATCCGAGAAGGCGGTCGCGCTGGAGAGGTTGCCGCCGTTCTGGAAGTCGTTGTAGCCGAAGCCTGCCGGTTGCTGTGGTTGGTTGTCGCCGCAGATCAGACAGGGTGCGTTCTGAGGCTGGTTGCCGCCCGGAACCACGGCCGAAAGCGTGAGGGTGGCGCCGGTGCCGGTCCAGGTTTGGCCGCCGAGCACGACATCGGCGTAGGCAGGTGCGGCGCAGGCAAGCGCCGCCGCGCTGGCGAAGGCTGCCAGGATTTGGCGTCTCATGGTTGGGGTATCCTTGTTGAGGTAGAGGGTTCAGTCCCGAGCGCGTGGGCGACAACGCGGCACCAAACGGCCGCTCACGCAGCGTGACACTAAACGCGCAATACGGCTTAAATACAAGTCCGATCACGCTCACGTCATGCCGTCTTGAGCCGGACGACGTTGTCCGGCGCCGTCGAGCGCATGCAGTAGTTGGTCCAGTCGTTCATCAGGGCGCGGCGTTTTTCCAACTGCTTGCCGTGATTGTAGGCGCGTTCGACCTGGCTGCCGACCAGATGCGAGAGCGCGTGCTCGGCCGTTTCGCGCGCGTGCTCAGTCATGGCACCCGCCCAAGTGCGAAAGGAAGCGCGGAACCCATGCACCGTGATGATCGGCTGCCCCATGCAGCGGATCACCTTGAGGGGCGACAGGCGCGTGATCGGCCTGCCGGTGCGCTTGGAGAAGATGAACGTGTTGGCGGCCTCGCGGCGCGCATAGAGGTCGAGCAGGATTTCGAACACGCGATCGGAGAGCGGCACGACGTGCTCCTCGCCGTTTTTCATGCGCTCGCCGGGGATCGTCCAGGTGCGCGCCTTGAAATTGATTTCGCTCCACGCACCGTCGACCGCCTCGTTGACGCGCAGCGCAGTGAGGATGATCACCTCCAACGCACGGGCCGAGATGGTGTTGCTCTTGCGCAGATCCGACATGAAGGCGGGCACCTCGGCGAATGGCAGCGAGGGATAGTGCTTCTTGCTCTTGATCTGCTTGCCGAGCGCGAGCCGGAACGCGAGCATGTTGCCGGCCGGATCGACGATCTTGAGCGAGCTGTCATTTGCGGCGGCGTGTTCAAACACCGAGGAGATGCGCTGGCGCACGCGGCGCGCGGTCGGTGCCTTGGTCAGCCAAATGTCGCGCAGCACCTCGAGCACGTGCTCGCGGGTGATCTGGACCAGCGGCAAGTTGCCGAGCACCGGATAGGCATAGTCCTCAAGGCTGTCCTCGACCTGTTTGCGGTGGACCTCATTGGCCCAGCCGGCGCGTGCCGTGACAAGGTAGCGTTCGGCCGCCTCGCGGAAGGTTAGCCCGGTGCTCACCGCGGTCTTCTTGGCGTGCTCGTCGGCGCGGCGCGCCTCCAGTGGATCGACGCCGCTCGCCTTGAGCAGTGCGGCGGCGGCGCGCTTCTTGCGCGCCGCCTCGATCGGAACGTCCTTGAGCCGGCCCAGACCCATCTCGCGCTTCCTTCCGTTGATCGCGTACTTGAAAACCCATGAGCCGCCGCCGGCGCCGGCGACCTGGAGATAGAGGCTGTCGCCGTCGTGATGCAGGCCGGGCGGCAGGGTGGCGATTTCGCTTTTCTTGAGAGCCATAGTTTCGGGTTCCTCGCGGTGATCCGGATGCGCCATCCGGTCTACCCGGGTGGGGTAGAAACCCGATTTACGTAATCCGGACGCTTTTGTAAAGTGTCCTGATGAACCCACCTCTCTACCCCACCGCCGGACGCTTTACGGGGCTTTACGGGATTTGACCGATGATGCCTCGAAAGTGCCTGCGGCCGTAGGGTTTCTGCGCGTTTTCTTGCCTGGATTTTACGGCGCTTAACGGCCACTTTTTCGAACCACGATCCTGATCCTTTTGCCGCTAAGTTCATGTGGCACAACGATATTTCGTGATGCCCTATTTTCTACCCGCCTGGCTACCCCACCGGTTTTCCTCTAGCCTCTTTCCCACATAGGCTTTGATCGAAGACAGCAGAATTTTGCGCGTGCCCTCCTCGCGATAGCTCTCGATCTCGCCCTTGCGCAGCAGCGCGTAGAGCGTCGGCTTGCTCATCGCCAACATCTCGCAGGCGCGCGGCACGCGCACCACCAGGGCCGCGTCCTCGTTGGTCGTGTTGTTCATGTCTCGACCTCGTTCGTCATGACCCTCACGTCTCAGCCTCGTTCGCTTGTGGCCGGCGCCGCAATCCGCGCACGAACATTTCCTTTCGTTGGTACGTTGCGGCGCCGGTCGTCACCGGCGTTTGGGCGCTCCTTTGACGGGTTGCAGGGCC